TGTGGAAACTTATTGCAAATCAAAAAATGTAACATTTAATTATAAAAATTTAACAACCGCAAGAAAAGAAGTTTTTGACGATATTGTATTAGATCAAATGTATTGGACTTTAAATACAGACGATTATTCTGTTGTAAGTGGAATTGATTTAACAACAGGCATATCAATTCCAATAATTGAACTTACAAGTAGATATATTTCTCCTACTGTTCAAATAAAATTGAAAGCAAATGGATTTTGCTTTAGAGGTTTAGGCTGTTGATTCCAAATGCAAGATTAAGAAAAAAAATTGTAAGTGAAGATGGACAAATTATTGGGCATTTAGAAGAATGGTATCCATTAAAAGTTGTATTAAATAGTAATGCAAGAAGTGAATCAATTGGAATTGCCGAAGGATTAAAAAGTGGTAAATTTACTGCAGTATTTACGACTAGAACAACTTTACTTGATAATAATGCATCTAGAATCGAAGTAGATGACAGAATTGACATTTTATTTAATAAACAAAGTAGAATTGTTAAATATGTTGAAGAATCACCTAAACAAATTGGCAACAGTAAAATTTATTTTATTGGTGTAGAATAATGGATTTATTAAAAAAAACTGAAATATGTGCATTAATATTAGAGACAGCTTGTAGAATTTATGCACCAAAAGATACAGGGAATTTGTCAATAAACGCAATTAAATCTGTATATGAAGATGGTGTTTGGCAAGTAGTAATTGGCGGAGAACTAGCACCATATGCTGTTTATACAAATGAGCCATGGATTAGTCCACATTGGAAAGGTGCTACAAATCCAAATGAAAATTGGATACAAAAAGCAATTGAATCAGTAAGGACAGTAATTGTTGGTATTTTTCAAGGAATTTATACTGAACAAGAAATCAGCAAATATCAACAACAATTAGACTTGCTATTAATTGAAACAATAATTTATAGAGAAAAAGGAGTGATAAATTTTGACATTTGAACAACATTTTAAAATGATTTTTAAAACGAATTTAGAGGCGATTTTAGGCTCAAATTTCAAAGTTTTTGTTACAAATGACTTAACATTCAAGAACTATAGAAAAGGCGATATTTTAGCAGTAATTAAGACGGGGCAAGGAACTACATCTGGAGTAGAAAATGTTCTTGCCACCAACATAGTGACAACAATCACTTTAAAGTATGAAAGTATCTATCAACAAGAAATACTTGCCAAATTAAATGATTATGTAAATAACATAAATGGCAAAATTTTTACTACAGATGATAATATTTCTTACAAACTTGGTCTTAACACACCTTATACTATAGGTTCTCCAAATGTTGAAAATGTAGGAAATGAAAGCATATACACAAGTATATGCCAAATAGTTGGTAATGTGTTTTATTCCAATTTACCAATAATTGTTGATAAATTTATATATTTTGAAGAAGAAAAAGTTAAAATTGAGGGAATACAAAATTTTCAAGACAACACACTTTATAATTTCCAATTAAGCGATGGCATAAGCGATGAAGGAGTACAAAGTTATAATGGATTAACAAAAACTATTACAATTAGTTTTTATAATTCAAATAACACTTTTTGTAATTATTTAAAAACAATTAATTTAGCAGGAAAAATTTTTAAATTTCAAAAAGGAGAAGATGAAACAATTAATGTCGTTTTTAACAATAAAGTTTTAATTGAACAAAATGGTGTTGAAATTTATACAATTGTGTTGGGGGTGGTTGATTAATGCCAGCAAATAATACAGAAATTAGAATACCTGTTGTTATTGAACTTCAAACAAATAAGGGAACTAATGTTAATCAACCAATACGAAATAATGCAACAGGAACATTAACAAGAACAGAAGTTACAGGTCAAGCGATTTCAGCAGGTTTTTTAATTCAAAGCGGTCAAAAATTGATTGCAGCAACAGGTAATACACAAGTTTCAAAAGCAATTGGTGATATCGTTAAATATGGGACATTAGGTATAAGAGTTTTGAGTGGAGATGTAACAGCTTTAGCAAGTATGGCAATTGATTTGGCTAGCGAAGCAATAAAAAAAGTTAACCAACTGCGACAAGAAGCAGAGGTTAACAATCAAATAAAATACAACCAAATATTAAATGGTCGTGTATTTTTAGGAAGCGGTCGAATAGATATATCTAGAAATATATGGGGTGAAAAGAGTTATAATGTTACAAAATAATTATTTTTTTGATTTTAATTCAATAATTTTTATAATAAAATAAAATGTTATTGCCCCAAAAGTAAAAATAAAAAATAATGGAAAAATATAATTTTGAAATAAAATAATTGGATCTTTTGATAACCAACCAACAGGATAATAATTAGAAACATATTTTGCAGTAAAAATAAAATAAATAATGTTTAATAAAAAACCAATGAAACTCCAGATTGATATTAATATATATTTTTTCATAAAAATCCTCCAAATCAATAAAATTTTATCACAGAAAGGTTAAAAAGTCAAATGACAACAAAATATTATTTAAATAAAAATTTAGAGTGGGTTGAAATACCTGAATTAAATGAAGACAAAAGTATCGCACAGACATTTCCACAAAACTATACTTTTGGCATTGATGAAGCTTTAGATGTTGCAGAATTTAGTTTTTTTGCACCAGAAAAATATCATATACCGGTTGATTCAATTATTAAAATTAATAATGATGGAATTATAAAATATTGGGTAGTTAAAGATAGCAAAAGTTCTAAAATGCAATATCCTAATATTTGGACGCAACAAATGCAAAGATTAAATACTTTAACATTAGTTGAACCGATTGATTTATTAAGAGGTTTTAAAGTTGAGCCTTGTACATTTACAGAAAATAGTTATAAATTAGAACAAATAATTAAAAGATTGTTTTATATTGCAAATTGTGATGCAGAGGTCGAAATACCAAATGTTGACTATTCCAATCCTAAGCTAACTTATGTTTCAACTAATTTATATTTAGTTTTTTTTGAACTTGCATCCACAATTGATATGATACCTTATTTAGATTTTAATGAAACAACTAAAAAATGGATTTTGAAATTTCAAAGAAGAGATGGTTTAAATGGAAATGAGTATAATATATCTATTTTTTCAAATCCTAAAGATTTTGTAACAGAAATAGGAGAAGGGCTAGCTAAAAATGTATATTGTGAAATTAGTAATTTAACAATGGATTCTTTTAAGCAACCATCATTAGGTGGTAGTAATGCTGAATCAATGGATGGATCAGGAAACATAGATAGAACTAATATTGGTTTAGAATTAAAACATAATGTAAAAAAAATTAATCAATTAACTATTTTTGGTTTTTATTCATTAGAAAACAATATTATAACTACAGATTATGAATATCCATTAATTTTAAAAGATAACGAAAGAACCTATTTTTATGATAGTTCGGGTCAAAAAGTTTCAATTTTAACACATTTTATAAAAGATTTAGATTATCAAAATCTTACTAAGGAAGCCCAAGAAAAAGAAGATGAATATTATGTTACGTTTGATAATAATAAAATTTATTTAAATCATTTAACTAAAAAGACTGGAATATTATATAAAAGCAGTATAATTTATGTTGAACCTAAAGAAAATTTTGAAATTGTTTCTATGTTAGATGTTAGAGGTTTTATAAATTCCACAATGCTATCAGGGCAGGAAAGCAATTATACACTTGTCCAATCTTTATATCAAATTGATTATGCACCAATTTTTGCAAATCAAATACCTATGATATATTCAAATGATTCTAAATATGATGATATTGCATATTTTAATCAAACATCAACTCAAATTAGTCCTGATAGGTCAGCAAGAGTATTACAAAGTTATATTGATAATATGTCACATGGTTCTATGATAAAAAGTGGAGTATTTTATTCTTGGAGTGAAATCCCAATGCCAGGATCAATTATTAAAGATGGAAACAAAAGATATTTGATAGATAGTATTACAATAGAACAAAAAAATAAATTTGCAAATGTAGATGCTCAACTTTGTTTAGAAAGAGCAAGAAGAAGATTAAATATGGAAGCAGATACAAAAGTTCAAATAAATACAATTCCAAATGATGAATTAGTAAATAGACTTACATATAGATTGAGAAAAATAATTTTTAGTATAAAAAACGAATTATTAGACTTAAACAAAAATGCTAAATTTAAATATTACATAACTTTAAATAACGACATGGATAAATATCAATTTTTTAATTATATTTTTTCTGATACAGATAATTATTCGTTAATTGGCGAAACAAATGCAATAAAATTAGGAAATAATATTATTTATACAGAAAAAGCAAGAGATAATTTTATTTGGGATGTTGGAATTTATAATAATAAAGATATGATTGTATATAATTATACTAATTCAAAAGGAAGATTTGGAAGTAATACTATTGTTTTAAAGAAAGCAGGTCTTGAAGATATAAAATCTTATCCATATATATCAACAGCAATTGGTGAAAATCAAGTTGAATATTTTGAAATGTTAAATAAAGATCCTTACGAAATCTTTAATTTTACTTTTCAAATCAATTATCGAGGTGTAAACAATACTATAGTTCGAGAAGAATATGTAGAATATCTTTTAAATGGAGTTGAAAATCCTACTTATTCTATAAGATTATTCGATATTAATATTGGAAAGTATGATAATTTACCTAGCGAATATGTGGCAGAAATAGGCTCTGTTAGCGTTTCAGAATTTGATGAAGAGAATAATTATATTTCAGTTGATTTTACAAGTGTAGAAAACAGTTATAAATCTATTGTATTATTATTAAATGATAAACCAATTATGATTAAAAACTATTTTGAAGAACAAACTGGTTTATCATCTTTTAAAATTTATTTAGCAACAGAAGATGGGACACCAGTAAGAACTGGAGTAATGGGAATAGACCCGTACGAAGAAGAGTCAAATTAATTGGCTCTTTTATTTTTTAGAAAGGAGAAATTAAATGATAAATAATTTAGCAAAAGTAATAATTGCTGAAAACGGAAGTATTAAAGATTTTGAAGATACTGCTTTTCTAGTATCTAATGCTGATGAAGTAAATTCAATACAAATGTATGTTCCAGATAGTATTGGTTCTAGTTTAGTACAATTGTCTTTTAAAAGAGCAGATGGTTTTGTTATTTCAAATAGACAAATGGACTTTATTTCAATTTTAGATCCTGCAAGTGGAGCAGATGTAGAAGTATTGACAAAATTATATGAATATCAATTCAAAGAAGACGACAGAATTTTAGATATAGCAGGTCAATTGCAGATATCAGCATTAATAAAGGATGGAACAAAAACTTTAGCCACTCCTTATTTTTGCCTTTATATTAGGAAAAATATTAAGCCAAATTTAGAAACAAAAACAGAGGAAGAATTTTATCAAGAAGGATTAGAAATTGTCGAGAAAGCACAAATTGATATTAATAATCATAAAGCCGATTATGGAAATCCACATAAAGTAAGAGCAGATCAAGTTCCTATTTCAAATGAAAACCAAACATTAGTTTCAGAAAAATTAGAAGATATTTCGGAGAGCATAAATTTAAGTAACAATAATATTTCTAATTTACAACAAAAAGATATTGAATTAGAACAGACAATAGAACAAAATGCGAATGAGGCAAAAGATTATACAGATAAAAATACATTTCAACTTCAACAAAACATTAATGTTTTGTTTTCCGAAGTTCAAAATTTAAATGGAAATAAACTAAATAAAATATTCAACGACATAGCTATTGCTAATAATCTTGCAGAAAACGATTATTTTGTCTTAAATAGTGGAAATCAAGCATATAGAATTTCTGTTGAAAATATGAAAAGTATTTTTGGCGGAGGTGGAAGTGATCATTATAAAGGAGATTTTATAAGTTATGAAGAATTAGTTGAAACATATCCTACAGCAAAATCTGGAGATTATGCATTTGTAAATGTTGGAAGTCAAATGATTATGTATGTATGGGACAATTCTGGCGAAGATGAAACAATGCAAGGTTTTTGGCGGGAAACCACATCGGGTAAATATGTCTTAACAACAACTTTTGCAAGTTTTCAAGAAATGTTGTTAGATGGCTCTTTAATTGTTGATACAGCTAAAAATTTTGATAATGGAGATGGAACAAAAACAAATATTAAACAAACAGTTGATGCTTTTAAAACAAAAATATTAGATTTAGAACAAATTATTGAACCTATTTTTACAAATATAAACAATAATAGTGCTATCGGTACTATTACTGATGAGCAATGGTTAATAATAAAAAATAATCAAAATGTAAAATTAAAAGCTACTATACCGATTTCCGAAACTTCTTATGTTGTTGCTATAGGTGAAAAGAAAAATGTTTTGTATAATAATGGAGAAATTAATGAAATCGAGTTTAAAAGTTTTTTGTATGGTTATATACATTTAAATATTGTTGTTAAACCTAATTTACAAGTTTTAGTAGAATTAAAAGAATATGCACTTGCCGAAAGTTTAAATATAAGAACTAGCAATATGAATTTGATAATCGGTTTATCAAATGAAGTTTCTTTAATTGAAAAAAGTATAGATTTATCACCACTCATTCAAGCAGTTGTTGATGAAAACGATGTTTATATAGTTAATTATGACGATGTTACAACAGATGAAAAAGCAAAACAATTAATTAAAGATGGAAAATATGATAAATTAATAATTCTTTATAGCGCTAGTTATTGCAGATTATCTTTGGCATCAAATAATGCAAGTATGGCAACACTATATTATAAAAGTATTCCAACAATTGGTGTTGATAGCATTTATTTATATGAAATTCGATTGATTTATACTTATAGCAGTGATAGTTTAAGTAAACTATATACCGAATACATATGGAAATTATCATCAGCATTTAAAAAATCAGGAAATTTTGTTTATTTGAACCCAGCAACCGACGCTGAAATAGTAGCAGGAACAAATGATGTCAAAGCAGTAACTCCAAAAGGGTTAAAAACTTATATGGATGGATTATCTTTTGGCTATGTTGTCCCAACTGTTTATATCACAGATGCATCTTTAGAATATGGAACATTTTTAGGAGATGATTTAACAAATTTACAAAACGATCCAAATACTATTATTTATCAAGCAAACGAAGATTCAACTAATGATGCTTATACAATTTTAGGTGAAATTGCAGGGACAAGAACGTTTGGTAATTTTAAAGGGAATATTGTTTACAAAATAGAAGTAAATTTAACTGATGGAACTTGGTTAAAAACAAATGTGGATATTGTAACACAAAGCGAATTTAACTCAACAATTGGAGATATTAATAGTATTTTAGATAGTATTAATGGCGAGGTAATTTAAAATGGGAACAACTGCACAAAAATTACAAAAAATTCTAGATACAAAAGTAGCTTTAAAAAATGCAATTAATGAAAAAGGAGGAACAATAACTGATGATACTCCTTTTGATGAATACCCTATTCAAGTTAGCAACATTCCAAGTTCACCAAGTTTTACGGATCCTAATGTAACTTTTTCATATTATAATTCAAGTTCAAAATTATATTTAGAATATGCGGGAACAATGGATAGTTTATATGATAATAAACTATTTATTTATAAACATAATGTTACAATAAAATATAAAGATAGTAGTAGCAGTAGTACAACAAATTCAACAACTAGAGACATATATGTTATGTTTTCAATGAATTCTACTAATAGAGTTATAAAAGTAACAGCTATACCATCACCGAATAAACAAATGGTAATATGCAGACCTAGTGGAACTGACCATAATTTATCAAGTAGTGGTGGCAATAGTTTTTCCTATTTAGGTTTTACCTTTACTAGTACTAGTGGAGTTGTTACTGGAGCAACATTAAATAGCAGTGAATTACTATATGTTATAGATTCAAATGAATAATATGAAAAATAAAAATTTTAAATTAAAATTATTAATAAAAAAATTAATATTGTTGTTGTTAATACTTAATTTTGTAGATTATTTATTGACTTTAAATAATTTAAATAATTTTAAAGAAGCAAATTTGTTAATGGAACAATTGTTAGATAAACCTTTTTTGCTAGGAATTGTCAAAATAATTATTGTTCCTTGTCTTTTGCTTTTTATTTTTTTAAAAATTAAAAAACCAAAATTATTGTACTTTTTGTTATTAATTGTAACAAACTTAATCTACAGTTATGCAGTGATTTTGGGTTTTTTTATAGCAATTAATTAATTTTGGGGGTAAAATGAAAAATTTTAGGGGGGAAATACTAAAAATTTTAGATGGTCATATTGATGAAAATTATATTGAAAAATTGTGTATTAAGAAAGGAGTTTTTTATTTAAGTGAGACAATTTTTTTATATACTCGAAATACTTGTGAAGAAGTAGCCGATATTTTAAATATTTCAACAAGAACAGTAAACAGAAGAATAAAAAAATTTATTGATGTCATTAAATTGTCATAAAAGCGTCATTGTTTAAAAAAAGATTACATTTTATAATTTTGTTGTATAGATTTTTAAAAATGAAGGAGTAAAACTATGCAATCTAATTTTTATGGTAATCCTTATGGGAATAATTTTTATCCAAATTATCAAAATCAATATCAGCAAGCAAGACCTAACATAATTTTTTCTTTTGTAAATGGTATTGATGACGCAAAGGCTTATATTTTGCAACCAAATCAAACTGCTTATTTAAAAGATAATAATAGTACTTTTTTATATGAAAAAAGAGCAGACCAACAAGGAAGATATACTCTTGAAACATATGATTTGGTTAAACTAGATAAAAATGAGGATTATGCTAAAAAATCAGATTTTGAAGCATTAAAATTGGAAGTTAATAGAATTTCTGAATTGCTTGCAAAGAATCAACAAGTAGGAGGTTCTAAAGATGAACAATAATCCAATGACAATATTTAGTCAAATGATGCAAATGGGTAAAAATCCACAACAAATTATGCAACAAATTCGGCAAATGGCAATGAAGAATCCACAAATGCAACAAATGCTTAATCAAATTCAAGTTGCAAACAATCAAATGCAACAAAGTGGGATGTCACCTCAACAATATGTACAACAATTCGCTAAACAAAATAATCTTGACTTGCAACCTATGCTTCAAATGTTAAATCAAATGGGTATTAAGTTGTAGGTCGACATACAACCTTAATATAAATTTAATTTTAAGGAGAAAAAATATGGCTTATTTTGAAGGTGAAATTCCAACAGTTGTTTCAGGAAATAATAGCAATGGCTTTGGCAACGGATTCTCAGATGGATGGTGGGGAATTATATTAATTGCCTTATTGTTTGGTTGGGGTCGTGGTGGCTATGGCTTTGGTGGCGGAAATGGTGGAAATGGTGAAGTAGTAGGTTATGAACTTGGTAAAATGGCTACACAAGCAGATATAGCAACTGGATTTAATAATAGTGCTGTTTTAGGATCATTGAATGATTTAAAACTTGGTCAAGCTGGCATTCAACAAACGTTATGTGAAGGTTTTAGTGGTGCTAATACAGCAATTATGCAAAATGGTTATGAAACACGTTCCGCAATTACTGATTTAGGTTATAGATTGCAAGATTGTTGCTGCCAAACACAACGTGCAATTGATGGTGTAAATTACAATTTAGCTCAATCAACTTGTGCTTTACAAAACACAATGAATATGAATACGCGCGATTTAATTGAAAATCAAAATGCAAATTATCGTGCAATTCATGAAGAGTTAGTTGCTAACAAAATTGAAACTAAGGATGAACGTATTGCAGCATTAACTCAACAAGTTAACGCATTACAACTCGCTGCATCACAACAAGCACAAAATGCTTATATTGCAGCTAATCAAGAAGCACAAACGGCTGAATTAATACGTAGACTTGGCAAAGATTGTCCAGTTCCTGCATATGTTGTGCCAAATCCTAATTGTTGCTATGGTAATCCATTAGGTGTATCATACAATCAAGGTAATTGTAGCTTTTCAACAATTCAATAATTTAGAGAAAGGATTAATTATCCTCATTTAAGAGCATAGTTAATTCTATGCTCTTTATCTTTTGAAAGGAGTATATAAAAAATGTTATTATTGGGGGCAAAAAATACTACTAGTCAAACAGTATTGACTAATGATATTGTAAATTTAGGGGCAGTTTATCGCAAATACTGCAAAAAAAATTGCGAAACAAATACTTTTACTTTTAATTCAACAAGTGTAAGTTTAAACCAAAAAGGTGTTTACCATTTAACATTAAATGCAAATGTTTCAGGTAGTGCTGCAGGGAATGTAACATTACAATTATTTGAAAATGGTGTAGCAGTTCCTGGTGCAATAGCAACTCAAACAATTACTACGGCAACTACAGAAGTCAGAAATATAACTATTGATTATTATTTTTTAGTAGATTCATCTTGTGTATTAGGAATTCCAACAAATTTTGTTAAAAATATTTCAGTAGTTAACACTGGTGTTGGTTCAATAATTAGTAATGTTTTGCTTAATATTGATAAGGTCTTATAATGGTGAATTTTATGGAAAAAAATAGATTTTTAAGACCTGAAATGGATGGTAGACGTGGTCGTAGAAGACGTGAACGTGATAGAGCAAATGGTATGGATGAAAGAAATCCATATGGTTCAAAAGGTGGATATGTAACATCTTCAAAACGGGGGCGAGATAGAGCAATGGATGGTAGAGACTATCATCCAGAATATGATTCTAGATACGATAGCAGATATGATGCCAACTATGGAGCAAGCAATGGTCATTATGGTTTTGAACAACATAGAGAATATAATCGACCTGTTGAATATGAAATTTATGGAGAAATGACATATAAAGATAGAAATAGGGAGGATTATTATAGTGGAAATAATAGAAGTGATTATCATTATGAAAACTATGGTCAATCCTATAATGATTATTCATCAGAAGATCCAAAACTAAAATATAAAGAAGAGTTGGAAAAATGGATTAAAAAAATGAAAAATAAGGATAGATTCCAAATTTCAAAGCAAGAAGTTATCAGTAGAGCAAAACAAATGGGAATTAATTTTGAAGAGTTTACGGAAGAAGAGTATTATGCAATTTATCTTGCTATGGTAACAGATTATAAAAATATTGGGAATGATCCACAAAAATATTTAGATTTAGCAAAACAATTTTTAGAAGATGATGATATCGAATTAAGCCCAAGTGAAAAAGTATATGCTTATTTAAATTATATAGTTTTAGGGAAAGAATTAAAAGAAGATGAAGTATAAATTTCTCAACTTGCAACCATTAGGTCGCAAGGAAGAAGACTGTGTCTGTAGAGCAATATCTTTAGGATTAAACGAAGATTATTATACAATTCAGCATAAATTAGATTTAATTGGGGATCTGTTTGAATGTGAAGAATTGTGTGTGTGC